AGGGTGTGGCTGCCTCCCCTTATAAGTAGGTGACCGCTGCTAAAGGAGAAATCTCATGGCACGTAAAGCTCGTAAACACAAGCGTAAGTAATTTCTTGGGGGCAACCCCTTGAAATGAACCGACATTGGGGGGTATGTCGTAAAATACCCTCCACCCTATTGACAAAAAGTTTGTAAGTGGTTACAAACTAGGCAAGGAGAAAATATGAGTGTTCCGTCAGACAAGTTAATGGAGTTAATGAAAGGCAACCAATCTGCTGGTGCGCCCCTTCCTGCGCCCCCGCCTGGTGCTAATATGTCTGATGCTGAAGTACCTCCAATGGGTTCGCCCATGTCTACTCCAGAGACAAAACTTGGCTCTAAAGAAGCAGCAAGAATTAATTTAGGTATGGCTCAAGATTTACTAGAGCAATCCCTACCTGCATTTGGCTCAGATACCGATGAAGGTAAAGCAGCTCTAAGTGCAATAAGCGCAATCAACAAAGTTCTTGGTCCACGCAAGAACAAAACAAACGAATTACAACAGTCAGAGATTCTTCAGATGTTACAGACACTTCCACAAGCTGGTGGTGGTACTCCTGAAGGAAAAGCTATGGCTGCTGCACCGATTCCTGGTATGTCACCTCTTGGTGGTATGCCTCCCCCACCTCCACCTCCTGGTGGCGGTATGCCCCCACCCCCAATGTAAACAGGAGTAATCATGGATTTATATAAACCCAGAGGTAATTCTCAACCACGTAGACCTACAGACAACAACCAGAAAAACGGAGTAGTTATCAACACTCCCCGTTATTCTCAGTTGGGTGGTTTGTCAGGTGCAACTAAAGCTGCTTTCGGTGGCATGAGAGTTGAGAAACCAGCTGACGGCAAAAAAGTTATATGACAACGATAAGAGGGTAACATCATGGCACTAGAAAATCTTTCCTTAGAAGCACGAGACGAGTTAGCATCACTTATGCAAACTCTTGCTGAGTCCCCCGACACACGGGAGGACATTTTGCGTTTGACTAAGAAAGTTAAGCCTGGTCTCAACATTCCTGAGATTGAACTAAAAGACAATACCAACACCGCATTACAACAAATGCGTCAGGAAAACGAGGCTATTCGTAACGAGTTAAGAACACGTGACGCACAGGCTGAACTAGACAAGCGTAGAAAATCACTTGTGAAAAAGGGTTTGATTTCTTCTGAAGATGAAGTAGACGCAGTTGAGAAAATTATGTTAGAGAAGAAAATCTCTGACCACGAGACTGCTGCTGAGTACCATAGATTTATGAAAGAGGCTGCGAAGCCTACACCTACTGGATACAATCCTTCCGCAGTTCGCCAGTTTGACCTTGGCAAATTCTGGAAAGACCCAAAAGGTGCAGCGCAGCAAGAGGCGGTGAAGGCATTTGCAGATTTGCGTAAGCCACAGCGCCCCATCGGTTTGTAAAAGAGGGTGTAATTTTGTCAGGGCAGAGATGCCCATCTTTAAGGAGCTAATATGGCTATAGGTGGTGGAATTCTGCCCCAGACAGGTAGTTCGCAATTTACAGAGCTTACATACGTAACTCGTAGAGCGTTCATCCCGAAACTGGTTGTGCAGTTATACAACAGCACGCCTCTAATGGCAGCGTTGATTGCAAACAGTCAACAAGCCAGTGGTGGTGTATCTTCCGTAACTGTACCTGTCCAGGGTGCACAGTTCGTTAACGCACAGTGGTCTGACTACAGCGGTTCATTCGCTCAACCGTCAGTACAACAAGGTGCTTACAACGCTGAATACGACCTCAAGTTGATGATTTCTCCCGTACCGTTCCTCGGTATGGAAGGTGTTGCTCAACAAGACGCTGCAATCATTCCATTGATTGAAGCACGTATGAATGACGCAACCAACGTGATGATGGATGCAATGGCAACAGCCTTGTACAACAACACCACAAACAACCAACAGTTTATCGGTCTCCCCGCAGCGGTGGATGACGGTACTGGTGGCGCAACATACCAGACTACTTACGGTAATATCAACCGTAGCACCTACTCATGGTGGCAGTCTAAGGTTTACAACGCAGGAAACGTAAACCCAACTCGTCAAAACATTCTCCAATACATCTCTGGAACAGTTAAGCGTGGCGCTGAAATGCCTAGTTTTGGTGTTTGCGGATTTGGTACTTGGACACTCTTAGCTCAAGACTTTGTAGGTCAAGAGCAATACGTTATCACCCCAGGCTCAGGCTTTGACGGTGACAACAATGGTCCTCAAGCAGCTTTCAGAGCATTGATGGTTGCTGGTGTACCAATCTATCCAGACCCATATTGCCCAGAAGGTACTGTGTACTTCCTGAACACTAACTACCTCAGCCTCTATATCCACGAGCAAGGTTCATTTGTGTTCACAGGATTTGAGTCCACACTCCCGAACTGGCAAATTGGTTACGTAGGTGCTGTTCTTATGATTGCTGAATTGGTGTCTGTCAAGCCCAAGTCAATGTCTAAGATTAACAACTACAACTACCTCTCACTGTAAGGAGCACAATAATGTCATTAGCATTAAACAAAATCATCCTTGCAAATGCAACAGCGAACACGCCTGGTGCGTACTTCACTTTTGCTAACATTTCAGCAACAACCACAGGTAACGTTATCCCCGCAGGAACATATTTGATTCCTGGTACAGCTAACGTTTTCATCACTGTAGCTACTGCTGTTAATGCAACAACTGGAAACATCACAGCTGTTTCTAACTTGTACGCAATTAACACAGGCGGTATGGTTATTTCTGACGGTGTTAACGTATTTGCAAACGCTACTACCAACGTTGCCAACATTACTGTGTTGACAGTTGAAGGTGGTCAGAACGTTTCTGGTACTTATAACAACGTTTAAGGAGTAAACAATGGCTAATCCCGATTCAGTCAGTCAGTATTACCTGGATTCATTTGGGAATGGTCGCATTGGTTCTGCTCAAGTAGTATCACTCGCAACGGTAGGTAACGTAACAGCTACGATACCGTTGTTGAATGGTGGTTTGACAAATAGCGGAAACGTTACAGGTTCTGGTGCAGTTATTGTCCGTAGAATTACGGTAAATAACCCAACAGGAGCTGTTTCTTCCGCTTATGTCACTATTACAACAAGTAACGATGGCAACGCTTCTAACGCAGTTGTTGCTAACGTGGCTTTGGCTAATATGACCGCTACAGGCAGATACCAAGACTTAACCATTGCTCAACCATACCTGTCAAACACAGTAGTTTCTGGTTCAGTTACACAGGCTCTGTACGTTAACGTAACGACAGCTTCTGGTAATGCCAACACAGTTAACTTCCAAGTTTACGGTGACGTTGTTTCTTTCTAATGGAAACCGTATTTGTCACGAATCGTAGCAACACCGAACTGACCATAGGTTATGACGGTGTTGTCTACGAGTTTAAGCGTAATGAGTCTGTAGAGATTCCACTAGGTGGAGCAGTACAACTCTTTGGTTACGGCTTAGACGATAGAGAACACATTTTGGTTCGGCACGGGTGGATTCACACTCATGCGGAACTTGAGGAAAGTTTAAAAAAGCTAGACCAGTTTGAAATAACAACTGTGAAGCCAGGAAAAAACAGCTCGTTACCCTCGGCTGTAGGAGTTGTACCCCTTCGGGTTGAAAAATCCGTTGGGGGGAAATCCTCTGAAAGACGGGTAGCTTAACTATGGATGCTTCATGCCAACGCTCAATGATTACCTTTATCAAGTTGAAAATCTGTTGCATGACTCCAACAATAACTTTTGGTCGCAGTCTCAGTTAACAAATTACATTAACGAGGCTAGAGAAAGATTAGTTAGAGACACAGGATGCTTGCGGACGGTACAAAACACGTCCACGCCTATTGCCTCATACAACCCGTACACTAGTACAAACACAAATCAAACACCAGCTACTCCTTGGGTAGCTAATACGGCTGTAACTGCGGGGCAATATGTTTTCAGCAACATCTACATCTACCAGTATCAAACCTCGGGAACTTCTGGGTCATCCGCTCCTGCGTACCCTACTGGCTCTAATATTTTTCCCCCATCTACTGCTTTCTTTGACGGTACAGCAACTTTGCTCTACGTACAAAATGCGGAAATCATCCCATTCCAAGCTCTACCCAATGGAATTAATACGATTGACATTCTTGGTATTAATCTATACTGGGGTAACAGTCGTATTCCTATGCGTTATCTTCCTTGGTCTGACTTCACAGCTCAGTTACGTTATTGGCAAAATTACGTAGGCAGACCAATTTGTTTCTCCGTGTACGGTCAGCAACAGATTTATATTGCGCCTGTACCTGACCAAAGTTACTACATTGAGCTAGATACTGTCATTTTACCGACAGCCCTGTCTCTGAGTACGCCAACAGCCGTAGACCAGATACTAGACCCATGGTCAACCTGTGTTCAGTATTACTCTGCTTACAAAGCTAAGTTTTACGAGCAATCTTACGGTGAAGCCGAGATATTTAAGCAAGAATACAACAAACACGTCTTGAACGTACTCAATAGTACCTATACAAGAAGGATTCCGAACCCCTATAGTAGTGGAGGTTAGGAATGGCAGCAGCAGAGCAGAAGAAAAGCTATGCGGTTATTAAACAATTCAAGGGAATTGACACCAAAGCAAACCGCACG